TCCGGGTCAGTCACAGAAGGATTTCACCATGACCGCTCAAACCGCCGATCGCCTGGTTCCGCGCCGCGCCGGCCATCAGTTCAGCGACCCGGTCGCTGCGGCAAAGATCATCTACGCGGGCTCGATGTACGCGCTGGACGCGAACGGCAACGCCGTGCCGGCCGGAACCGCGGGATCCGGCGTTGCACGCGCCGTGTGCCAGACGCAGGCGGACAACACCGCCGGCGCGGCCGGCGACATTTCCGTTAACGGTGAAGCCGGCGTGTTCCCGTTCGCCAACTCCGCCACGACCGATCTGATCGCGCGCACCGACATCGGCAACACCTGCTACATCGTCGATGACAACACCGTGGCCAAGACCGACAACTCCGGCGCCCGCAAGGCGGCCGGCGAGATCGTCGACGTCGACGCCAACGGCGTGTGGGTCCGCATCGGCTGACCTGACTTCCCACCCAGCGGCGTGGTTCGCCTCGCCTGACCTTCCAAACCTCCGGAGCACTTCCATGATCATCAACCAAGGCAACCTGAAGACCCTGTACGTGGCCTTCAAAGCTGCTTTCCAGGGCGGTCTCGGTCAGGCCGCGCCGCAGTTCGGCACCATCGCCACCACCGTTCCATCCACCACCGGCTCGGAAGAGTACGGCTGGCTGGGCAAGCTGCCCAGCTTGCGCGAGTGGGTCGGCGATCGCGTGATCAACGGCATCGCCTCGTCCGGCTACACCATCAAGAACAAGCCGTTCGAATTGACCATCGCCGTGCCACGTCCGGCGATCGAGGACGATCAGTACGGCGTGTACACCCCGCTGTTCACCGAAATGGGCCGCAGCGCCGCGGCGCATCCGGATGAAACCGTGTTCGGCGCGTTGGCTGCGAACGGCAACGGCTACGACGGCCAGGCGTTCTTCAGCGGCACGCATCCGGTGCTGAACAAGAACGGCAAGCCGGTCAACCAGAGCAACGACATTGGCGGCGCCGGCACGGCCTGGTACGTGTTGGACAACAGCCGCGCGCTGAAGCCGATGATCTTCCAGCAGCGCAAGTCGGCCAACTTCGTCGCCAAGGATCGCGAGACCGACGACAACGTGTTCGACCGCAACGAGTTCCGCTACGGCATCGACACGCGCGACAACGTCGGCTACGGCTTCTGGCAGATGGCGGTTCGCAGCCAGGAAACGCTGGATGAAACGGGCCTCACCGCCGCGATCACCGCGCTCACCAGCCGCGCCGGCGACTACGGGCGTCCGCTCGGCCTGGTCGGCACGCACCTGGTGGTGCCGCCGACGCTGGAGTTCGCCGCCACCGCGCTGTTGAAGAACGCCTTCAACGCGGCCGGCGCCACCAACACCCTGGCGGGACGTTTGCAGATCCTGGTCTCGCCCTGGTTGAGCTGATCCGTAGGGCCGGCCCGCTAACGACTTTACAGGTCGCGGGCACGGGAACGCCGCCGGCAACAGGCGTGACAGCGTGGAGAGCCACGCACTGAATTCAACGCACGCATGTAGCGAAGAGTGGTGACGGCAGCGGAGCGAAGCTGGCTCCGCTGCCCGATCCCAGAGTCAACCTTCCACCAGGTGAACACCATGTCCGTCCGCGCCAAGTTCAAGCTCACGTCGATCCGTCAGTCCTGCTACGGGGTGCCGCACGCGCGGACGCTTCGCTTCGAAGCCCAGTACGACGGCAGCGTTCCCGAAGACGTGTGCTTCTCGAACACCACGCCGACCGGCCACTTCGAAATGGAATGCAACAACCAGGCTGCGCTTGACCAGTTCGAGCTCGGCAAGAACTACTACTTCGACATCACGCCCGCGAACGACTGATGTACATCACGCCCGCACAACTTGCCGACCGTCCAGGTGCGACCGAAGTCGCGCAGGTCGCGACGCCCGATCGCGATGCGATCGTGGATGCGGGCTTGATGGATGCCACGCTGCGTGGCGCCGATCGCAGCGCGTGGCAGCAGGCGGATATCGACGTCGCGGATCTCGCCCTGGCGAACGTGCAGGCCGCGATCGACGACGCAGACAACGTCATCGACGGTTATCTGGCACCGCGCTACACGCTGCCGCTGACCAAGCTGCCCGGCATCCTGGTTGTGTATGCGCGCGCGATCGCGCGCTACAACCTGCACAAGAGCCGGCAGTCGCTGGAAAACACCGATCCGATCGTGCGCGACTACCGCGACGCGATCAAGTTCCTCATTGCCGTCGCCGGCGGCCAGCTCTCGCTCGGTGCCGACGATCCCGTTCTCGACAACCCGGCCACGAACGAGGTGCGCTTTGAAGGCGATGCCCCGGTGTTCGGCCGTGACCAGACCTTCAACTTTCGGTGACCGCCATGTTCGATTTCATTCTCGGATTTGCAATCGGTGCGGCCGCTGGGGCGGCCGGTGGCCAGACCTTCCTGAAATACGCGTGGCCGTTGCTGCAGACGTGGCTGGCCGCCGCCAACACCAAAGTGGTGACACCGGCGAAGGCGAAGCTGTCGGCGCTCAAGGCGAAGGTGTGGTGATGCATGCAGGCCGGCCCCTTCGATGTGCAATCGATCATCGCGCGCCTGGTGGCGACGATGCCGGTACTGCGCAAGGTCGCCGGCGCGGCGGACTACGCGACGGTCACCAAGCTGGCCGACTTCGTGCCGCCATGTGCATACGTGTTGCTGGCCCGCGAGAAGGCCGAGGCCAACCAGCCCGGCAACGTGTCGCCCGGCGCGCAGGTGCGTGTGCGGCAGCGCGCCATCGTCACGTTCGGCGTGGTGATTGCCGTGCGCAACTATCGCCAGCAGCTCGGCGCGCAATCGGCCGACAGCCTGCAAGCGATCGTGGGCGCGGTGCGCCAGTCGCTCATCGGCTGGGCGCCGCAAGTGGATGGCAGCCGCCCGTGCATGTTGCAGCAGGGCAACCTGTCTGATTACGACGGCGCCACGACGTTGTGGACCGAGGTTTACCAAACGCAGCATTTCATCGGAGTCGACCCATCATGAAAGTCACATTGAAGAAAGCCCACCGCCACAACGACGTGCCACACCCAGCTGGCGCGAAGATCGACATTCCGCTGCACGATGCGCTGTTCCTGAAGCGTCTCGACGTGATTTCGGACGGCCTGGACACGATCAGCGCCGAGATCAAGAAGCTCTCGCCGAAAGACCAGGACGCCTACAAGGATGCGCTCGATGCGGCGGCCGCGGCCGAGGCCGCGCGCAAGGCCGACAAGGCGCCCGACAACGTCACGCCGATCAAGTCCTGATCGGTCGCTGCACTCCACTCCCGGCGTCACCGCCAGCGCTCATCCCTGAACAGGAATCACCTCCATGAAACTCGACACTCCGCAGTATTACTCCGGCCAGGGCCGCGTGCTGGTCGCCAAGCGCGGTCCTACCGGCCGTCCGCTGGCCTTCGCGCTGTTCGCCGACTGCAGCGGCGCCAAGATGGAACTGAAGTCCAACATGACCGACATCTACGAGGACCAGACCGGCGACAAGCTGCTGGCCGCGCAGATCCCCGGCCAGAAGAGCGGCACGCTCACGCTCACCTGCAAGCAGTTCACCAAGACGTCGGCCGCGCTCGGGTTCTACTCGACGCCGCTGTCGATCGTCGCGGGCACCGTCACTGGCGAAACGTTCCCGACCGGTTTGCAGGCTGGCGACGAGATCGCGCTGAAATACGGCAACGCCAGCGGTCTGATCATCACCGACTCCACCGGCACGCCGAAGACCCTGACCAAGGGCACCGAGTACAAGGAAAACTCCCTGATATTCGGCAACGTCGGCATTCTGGAAGACATGACCGCCGGCAGCTACATCGAGCCACTGCAGGCCGCGTACAGCTACGAAGCCGCCGACAGCTTCCCGATGTTCACCCAGATGCCGGAAGACCGCTACATCCGCATCGAAGGTCTGAACGCCGCCGAGAGCAACGCGCCGGTGCTGATCGAGGTCTACCGCGGCAAGCCGCAACCGTTTGCCAGCGTCGACTGGATCGGCGAAGCGGCCGCCAACGAGGATCTCGCCATTGGCTGCCTCTACGACTCGCTGAATGCGGCGGACGCCAACTACGGCGGCTTCGCCCGCGTGACGTTCCTGTAAGCGCAGCGGTTGTCACCCATCGGGCTGCGCGCCGCTCCGGACGCAGCCCGATTGTTTCTGCAACGAAGAGAGAACTCATGGCCCGCAAACTTCAATCCGCCGCGCCGAAGGCGGACTCGCAATCGAGCATGGAAAAAGCGCTCGATGACCTGTACGTCATGCAGCCGGACGTCGAGCTCGATGTCGGCGGCCGCAAGATCACGATTGGCGAGTACCGTCTGTTCGACGGCATGACCGCGCGCGCCAAAGGTGCGCCGTTGATCGATGACCTGGAATCACTTGCCAAGGATGCGGCAGCCGCCGACGCCGGCATCGAGAAATACCTGGACATCCTGTCCAAACATCGCGCGCTCACGCGCGAGCTGATCCAGCTCGCCGTCGCTGAAGAGGATCGCGAATTCATCGACAGCGTGAAAGGACCGGACGCCGAGCGGCTGCTGATGACCTGGTGGGGTACGTGCAGCCGTTTTTTCTGGCGAGCGGTCGTGGGGCGCCAGCGCGATCGCGTGATGGCGGAGCTGCGGCGCAAGACGAACCCAACTGGTCTGACATCTTCAACACCGTCGCCCGCGCCGGACACGGCCGCGCCTGCGACCTCGGACGCCTCTACACCGAGCGTCAACTGATGGCTCTGCATGACGCCGAGAAGCGTCGCGACCGACATGCGCGTGCGGATCTGATCGACGCGATCGCGGCGGCCTACGGCGGTTGCCGCAGCGATAAAGGTTTGCGGTCGCGGCGCGAATTGCTGCAGCTGCTGCGCCAGAACTGATTCAAGGGAGCGACTTACGTGGCAACGGGTGACAGCAATCTCGATCTTGCACTGCGGTTGAAGGCCGACGCCACCCAGGCGAACGCGGCCTTGGCCGAGGTGAAGGCGCAGATCGAGGGTGTGGAGAAAAGCGCGACCAAGGCCAACGCCTCCCAAGTGGCGTCCGGACGCGATGTGATCGCCGCGCAAAACGCGCAGATGGTGAACTGGCAGAAGTTCAACGATGCGGCCAAGGATGCCGAGGCCGCAATGTCCGCGTTGCGGTCGGGGACCATGACAACCGCCGGCATCAAGCAGGCGATGGCCGATCTGAACAACGCGCTGAGCATGGGCGCGATCGAGGAGGACACCTACACCGCCGCGCTGAAGCTCGCCGACAAGGCCAAGGTAGAAGATATCGTCGTCACCAAGGCGCAGACGGCGGCGAACAAGGAGGCGATGCTCAATTCGCGCGCGCAGTCGGAGATCGCCACTGCGGTGAGCGAGGTTATGTCCGGCAACTTCGGACGGTTGCGCCGCACCGGCGCCGCGTTCGCCAACCAGGCCGGCCTGCTGACCAAGCTGATGACGCCGATGGGCATCGGCATCGCGGCGGCCGCAGCCGCGGTCGGCGTGTTCGTGATAGCGATCATCAAGGGCGAGGAAGAAAGCGACAAATTCAACCGCGCGCTGATCGCAACCGGTGCGGCGTCGACTGCGACGGCGGGGCAGCTGGTGGATACGGCCAATCGCGTGGGCGCCGCCACCGGTCGCTACGGCGATGCGGCCGAGGCGCTCACCGAACTGGCCAACACCGGCAAGTTCACCCGCACGCAGATGGAGCAGCTGTCGCAGACGGCTGTCGAGTTCGCGACCATGACCGGCGGCAAGGTCGCCGACGGGGTGAAGTTCGTCGACCAGGTCATGAGCGGCAACATCGATACGCTCATGAAGCTCGATGAGCAGTATCACTTCCTGTCGGCGTCGCAGTTCGACCAAATTCAGCGCCTGCAGGCGCAGGGCGAAACCGAACGCGCCACGGCGATCGCGCAGCAGGCCGCATCGAAAGCCGTACACGATCGCGCCAATGAGGTGCAGGACAGCGCGGGCATCATGGAGCGTGCCTGGTCGGGCGTGAAGAATGCCGCCTCCGCCGCGTGGGCCGCGATGAAGGATGTCGGCGCCACGCACTCGATCGGCCAGCAGCTGAAAGATGCGATGGCGGATCTCGCGAATGCGCAGGGTACGCATCTCGATCGCGCCGGCAACATGGTCCAGAACGCTACGCCGGAGGCGCTCGCGCAGCTGCAAGCGAAGATCGCGGATTTGCGGCACCAACTTGCGGTCCAGGGCGTGCAGCAAACGGCCGCGGCGGTCGCCCAGAATGCCGATACGCAATCCAAACAGGGACTGCAGTACCTAAGCAAGTTCCAAAACCCGCAGACCCAACTCAACAACGCGAAGGCACAGGCCAAGGCCGCATTCGACAAGGCGATGCTCGGCAACCTCACGGCCGATCAAGTCGCACAGGCGAAGGCGGAATACGAGCAAGCGTTGAAGGTCGCGCAACAGCAGTTCGATTCCGCGAACAAAAAACAGTTCGGCAACGTCGGCGGCGCGCAGCTCAACGCCGCCATATCGGCCGCGCAGAACGCCGTCAAGCAAGCCCAGGACATCTACACCAATGGCCAGAAGGCGCTGGATGCCGAACACAAGGCCGGGCTGGTCAACGACGCCGCGTACTACGACGCCGAGCGCGGCATGCTCGCGGTGTGGGAAGACGACAAGGTTGCGGCGCTGGAGAAGGAAAAGGTTGCGGCGCAGTCGCACATCAAAACGCAGGCCGACCGCGTCAAGGCCGACCAGAAGGTCGCGGAGATCGATCAGCAGATCACGCAGGTCCACGCCGACGCCAGCGCCAAGCGGCAGCAGATCGATGCGCAGGAACAGGAGGCGATCAAGAAGACGCAGGCCGCGTGGGAGAAGTTCCGGAACAGCCTGGGCACGCCGCTGGAGATCCAGACGGGCAAGGTGATGAACCAGCTCAACGAGCTGGATCAGTTCTTCACGAAGAACGCGACCGGCGGCGAAGCCGGCTATACCGATTCATTGAATCGCATTTTCGGCGGCATCGACGGCAAGGGTCCGCGTGGCGTGAGCACGCTGATGGCGGGCAGTCGCTTCGCCGCGCAGATGGCCGAAGTGCAGCAGTACTACCAGCGGGTCGACCAGATCCAGCAGGCTGCCTATCAACACGAAATGGCGGCTGCCAAAGACAACGCGCAGCGCCAGCTCGACATCCAGAAAGCCTACGAAAAGGCGAGCCTGCAGAGCGCGCAAAACAAGGCGAACGCCGAGGCTGCGATCAAGCGGCAGGAAGCGCAGTTCGCGTTGTCATCCGCCCAGCAGGGATTCGCTTCACTCGCGCAGGTGTACGCGCAGGCCTACGGCGAGCAGAGCAAGCAGGCGCGCATCGCGTTCGCGCTGCAAAAAGCCTCGACGCTGGCCAACGCCATCCTCGCCATCCAGGAGAGCGTCGCCAACTCTTCGAAGATGGGCTTCCCCTGGAACATCATTTCCATCGCCGGTGCGATTGCGCAGGGCGCGGCCGTGTTGGAAACAATTCGCAGCACCAACCTCAAGGTAGGCGGTTACGCCACGGGCGGTGCAATCCACGGCGCCGGCTCCGGAACCAGCGACAGCATCCTG